GTTTTGGACTTTGACCACGTTGACGTTGACGCGACCAAGACGTCCCTTGGCACGGATGATTTCATTCATTCATGCTGGACTTCGCCTAGTGGAAACGGCGTCAAGGCATTGGTCAGAATCACCAACCCAGAGCGACACCGTGACCACTTCCGTGCACTCATCAAGTACTTCGAAAGAACACATGGACTTGAACTAGACGAGTCTGGAATCAACGAGTCGCGAGCCTGCTTCGAGTCACACGATCCAGACATCATCATCAAGGATGATTACAAGAAGTTCGGACACTTCACAACCGAGCACGCCGAGGCTCAGGTTCCAACCAACGAGACATACGACCACACAGATTACATGAAGCTCAACCTTGCTTGTCGTATGATTCGACAGGCAGAGGATGGTGAGAAGCATGTGATGCTGATAAGGGCGTCGCGACTTGTGGGTGGATTTATATCTGCCGGACGCATCGAAGAGGAAGAGGCAGTCCGAGTTTTGCACAGAGAGATATGTAAGAGAGATATCGAGTCAGAGTCTCACGCTCTCAACACAATACTGGATGCAATTGAACACGGTAAGCAGATGCCCATCAAGGACCTTATTGATGAGGAGAAGACTGCAAAGAGAGAGATGCTCATCAATGATGGTGACATGTCATTCATCTCGTCCGACGACTCAGACTTCAGATGGATTGACGACTACTCTCAGGGCAAGATTCAGTTGGGGCTAGACACTGGAGATCCAAGGCTTGATGATTACTTCAGATACAAGAAGGAGTTTACCATTATCAACGGTCACTCTAACGTAGGCAAGACAACGACTGCGCTGTACTTGATTGCAAACTCAGCCATCAGACACGATTGGAAGTGGGTGCTGTACTCATCTGAGAACAGAACCGCATCCCTGAAGATGACTTTGATGCAGTTCGCTATGGACAAGAAGGTTGCAGACATGTCTTACTTCGAACGTAAGGAAGCATACAAGTGGGTGCAAGATCACTTCACAGTCATTAGCAACGATCAGGTGTACAGCTACAGTGACATCATGTTGTTTATGGAAAAGGTCATGAGGCAGCAGCCGATTGATGCAATCTTTGTAGACCCTTACAACTCATTGAAGTTAGACATGAAGAACTCTAGCATAGGTGTACATGACTACCACTATGAAGCTGCTAGTGAGTTCCTTACGTTCAGCAAGGCTAACGATATTGCTGTGTGGTTGAACTGTCACTCTGTTACAGAGGCTCAAAGACGGAAAGGTCCAGACGGACTTCCGGTTGCTCCATACGCTGAGGACACTGAGGGTGGGGGAAAGTTTGTAAACAGGGCTGATTGCTTCGTTACCATTCATCGAAAGGTTCAATCAATGGACCCTATCATCCGCAAGATGAGTGAGATACATGTGAGAAAGGTTCGTGAAACAGAGACAGGAGGTTCTCCTACGCCTCTGGAGGATCCGTATTGCCTCATCATGAATCTGTCTCACACTGGCTTTACAACTCGCATTGGCCAACGTGCTCTGTTTCAGAGCATTAACTTCTTGGAAAAATCTCAGATGCCCATAGCCATAGATTTTCTTTCACAAAAATCTTGACTTCTAAAAATTCCCTTGATACCTTCGGACAATGAAGAGACAGAGGAAGACAACAAAAAAAAGATCTAGTACAAGAAAAAAACACTTAGGGAGGTACGCTAGTTCTTTAGAGAAGTATTGTGCTGACCAGCTTAAACAATACGGGTTAGCTTTCGACTACGAGGAGCATGCCTATGAGTTGATGGGGAAGTTTAAGTTTCCCAACAAGTATTTTAAGATGACTGCCAAGGGTAAGGAGATGGCGGATCGAACAGGTTCGACCATTCTCCCTATCACATACAAGCCAGACTTTGTAGGGAAGGACCATGACTGGATAATAGAAACCAAGGGATACCTTCCGTCACACCATGACTTCCCCATGAGATGGAAACTTTTCATGCAACACCTCGTAGGAACTGATTCAAAAACCATTATCTTTCTTGCAAAGAATAGTTCTCAGGTTGATCATGCGATACAGGAGATACTAGAATCAATAAAGAATGGAGATATCTAGAGTCAGTTCTTATTACTTTATTGCGTGTGACAGAGTTCACGAGGTGATGGATGATTTGTATGAAGCTCTTCATGACTTGGATGGAAACCCAAATACAGATTTAGAATCTGTTATTGATGTTGTGGCCAACAGTCGGAAAGAAATTTATGAAGAGTTAGATATGATCAAATCAATCGTCGCAGAATATGAGGACATACAAATTACCGATAACACGTGACATGATCTCTCGTGCAGAGGAGAAGTCTAAGTGGCACGGAGATATCAATAACAGCATAAGGAGAGGAGAGGGGAACGTGGTTGGTTACTTGGGGGAGGAGATGGTGTTAAGCTTCTTAAGCGATGTGGTTGAGGAGAACAGCTATGACTATGACATGATAAGATCTAAGGGTACACCCTACGAGTACACCATAGACGTCAAGACAAAAGAGAGAGGAGTAAGTAAGAAGGGTAACCCTTATGTACCAAGAGGTCATTACTCAGTACATGTAGGAGAAGCATCTATGCACCAAAGAGTTGACACCTACGTTTTTGCTCAGGTAAACAGAGTAGGAGACACTTACGAGGGGTGGGTACTGGGGTGGATGGACAAGGAGGAGTTTTTAAGAAGAGCCAAAAAGGTAAAGGAGGGAGAGCCCGACGAGTATGGAAAGCCTGAGGCGGCTGATGCATACAAGATGGAGATAAAAGACATCATTCATTTTTAATGATGAACATAAACATCATTATACATGATTATCTTGTGGCATCAAGTCAGCCTGCATAGTTTAGCAGGATGAAAACAGTAGCGATTTTGTCGTGCCTCCTGTTTGCTGGATGCATGACAGCCCCTAAGAACGTATACGTTCAGCCAGAGAAGTACAACTGCGATCTCATTATCCCAACAATCTGGGATGGGAATCATCCGGTCAAGCACTTCGAACATGAGATTGTCTTGGGCCAGACATATCACGATTACTACGGAATGGAGTACAGGTTGATGCCTACGGACATGCCTGATGTATTTAGCCTGAGGGTTAAGGTTACTCGCCCGTAACTTTTATCGGTCACATAACGTAGTTAAAGTATGTGGTCAACATACATTATGGATCTGCTGTTGCTCCTCGCCAACTTCGGGGAGTACGTAAGTGAAGCATCTCACGCAGCATGCGTGGACTTTGACGGAGATGGTTTTATTGGTATGTACGACTTCTTGCACATGTTGTCGAACCAGCCTCCAGTAGAAAAGTGATGAGTGATTTTAAGCCAGACAAACAGTATCACCAGATAGTGAAAGCTGTTGTTTCAAAAGACTTTAAATTCATTCACATTGACGCGGGCATAGGTAACAATGGACTCCAGCGCATCTTTACAGAGACGAATGAAGAGGACGTTATGCATTGCTACCTTTACCCCATCATTGAGAATATTGTGAGATCAGAGTTCTTTGACCTCAAAGAAATTGCCCTCACTATCAAGGTGACTTGGGTCTGATCAAAAGTCGTTCAGCATGATGTCGTCCACGGCCTCCTGAACTTCTTCAATCGTGGCGTCCATTGTCATCATGATGTTCGCTTGAAACCTCTCCTGTTCTTCCCCCTCGTTGAAGACAACAATCGTCGGGACAACAACAATCTTGTGCTTCTTTTGAAGGTCGGGAGCAGTGGCGATGTCCACACGGGCAGTCTCGCAGTCGTTCAGGTTCTCTATCCAAGGTACACTGTTTTGTGAGTTAAACGATGCGTTGAACTCGACAACGCAAATTCCTGATCCGCAGAGATCTTTATTTTTTGCAGGCGTCACAAAGGCCGCCGCCAGTAATAATACAAAGGATACACATAGGGTTGATATGAGTTTCATAAGTCATTTTAGTTGATCTATTTTTTCTTCAATGCGCTTGATATCTTCCTTGATCTCAGTCACATCTTCTTGAGTTGTCATGATTGTTTGGCGCACGAGCTGATCTTTCATATCAAACTCCATGCGAGTGATCTCTGGCTCGGAAGGCAGGGGCAGCTCCTTTGCCTCTGCGATGTCTGCTTGTAGTGCAAACCACATTCCCACGATTGTGCCTATGCCAGCCGCCACCATCCCAAGAGTCTTGAGATCTAGTGTCACTTTAGTATCCTCTCCGATTTTTTGTGCCATTACAGTAGTATGTAGTTGAGTCCCACAGAGAAGTCGTGCCACTCTCTGTTCCAGTATCTGTTGTATTTGCCCTCAGTAAACACACCGAGGCTCTTTGTAATCTTGGTTCCAAAGACGAGTCCAAAGCCCACGTCTATCCACTGGCTACTGTTCACAAAATTGTGATACGAATACTCATCGCCCGTGTCAAGGTGGTAGGGCATCACGTTGCCCCACGAGTGCAACCAAAAGTCTTTCTCATAGTGATAGAAATCAAACCCAAACACAGCTGAGTACAGCCACTGGCTTTCAAGCTCAGATCTTTTTTCAGTAACGTAATCGTCAAGAACCTGTGGGATTACTACCTGCTCCCACACTGCCTGATCGTTGGCGACCAGTTCCCCGTCGGGAGAGAAGAACTCACCTGTATTTACGTCGACACTATACCCCTGCTCCAAGGCCAAAGATGTGTAGTGAATCTGATTGTTTTCAAGAAGCCATTGTTGAAGAGGGTCGTACCCGTATGGCTGAGATATTCTTTGG